CTGTTACATCTTTGTGCGTTTTCTTGGACATCTCAATGAACTCTTCCAACATCTCAATCGCAACTTGGCAATCAACCAATGCCTCATCTGCTCGTTGTAGAGCTGTTTCATCCCAATGCATTGCGCCGATGCGACATCCATATTGGCCTGCCGCCATTATGATGTGTGAGCCTTCACCGCTCTCCACCATTTGCAATATGTTTTCAGTAGCGAGAGCCTCACAATTTGTCATGTGCAAAGCCTCATCCTTTTGTTTCAACTGGATGAGATACTCAGCACGCTCAACCGCACCTCTGAGTAAATAAGTAACCATAGAGTTTGATTGTCTGAAATCCTTTGAGAAGATTTTCTCGAGGTCTTTTGCTGTGTTTGTCTTTGCTGTGCTTTTCATTTTTTGTCTCCGTTTTGTTAAGCAGAGGCCAATCCCCTGCGATAGAGCCCGACCACGCCGCATGACCAGACCAGCTATGCAAGGCTCGGAGCGGAGCGAACGACAGCGCTTGGCCTTGCATCGCTGGTCAAATGCGGCACGGTAAGGGATCAGCAGGGGTGGCCTCGCCGACACGGAGACAACTTAAGCACAGCGACAGACACGGCTACAAAGACCGATAGCAAATTAACCAGTGAGCTTAGTGAGTTAACTCCTGTGCGTTGACTGAGGTATTTCGTGCAGGTCATAAAGGGGGGGAACACAAGGGGGGGTCAACTGTACAGGATGATAAGATGAGTGATGTTGATATAGCGGGGAAGAAGCTGACCGCCAAGCAGACGGCCTTAGTTGATGCGCTCGTAGCAAATGGATGTAGTATCACAGAGGCCGCTGGCTTGGCTGGTTACGCTTCGGGTGACAGCGGAAGAGTGACTGCCAGCAAGGCTTTGCGCCTACCGCATGTGCAAAGTTACATGATGCAGAGGATTGCAGAGAGTATGGGCGTGAGTGCTACGATTGCCGCCGCGAAGTTAGTGCAGTTGTCGCGGGGGGCTAAGAGTGAGTACGTGCAACTAGAAGCGAGTAAAGATATCCTAGACCGCGCAGGGTTCAAAGCCCCCGAGCGACACATGCACCTCCACGCTGGCGACATATCTGTCAACATTGACTTAACCTAGGCAGGGGGGGTCAAAAACTATCGCCTCCCCCCTCGACCCCCACCTTCACTCGTATTTTTTCTCTCAAGGTTCGGTTATGTTTGTGCGTTGAATAATCACTGCCATATTGCACATATTGCAGAATGGCAAATTTGAACGACATGTTAAAAGATATGAAGCTTCACAAAAGCTTTTATATTCGTGGTGTGGTAAACTCTCTTCTCCCAGAGTTTGCCAACCCACTTGATAGCAACATTACTGAAAAAAATATTTCTGGCGAAGCTATCGAATTACTGCGTTCAATTGCGCAAGAAGCTCATCCTGATTTAAAGGAAGGGCAGGTTGTTCAAATGATGACCACTGGCAAGAACTATGAGCTTGACAACTCTCTTGGCTCTTATGGCCTTACAAAAAAAGATGGCAAGTATGTGGTGTTTGACACTTATGACTTCTCTCCTTTTCAGAACATAAGCTTTCTTGATGCTGTCAAGATGTCAGCAGAAGATAAAAACCCTTTCATGGTTGCCAGATATTTGGGCGGCAAGCTGATGCCAGAGAATCCAGATGGCTCAAGCCGCGAGGATGCGATGCGTGTTCGCATTGAGATACCTAATGAGCCAGATGTAATAGACACTGACTTTGATGATGACATTCCAGAGAATGCAAAAAATTTTACGTTCAAAGGTCCGATGACTAACAAGCGTAAACAAGCATGGGATGAATTCTCAAATCAATATGCTGGCGGCATGATTGAAAACTTTTTCGACACATTAAAAGCACCAGTAGAATATTTGGACAACAACCTCCAACGGCGTGGGAATACTTACACACCTACTGGCGATACCAACCAAAAACGTTATGACAAGCAGAAAAAAGAAAAAGGTGGCATTGGCAAGCGTATGGAAACCTTATTTGAGCAAGTGGGGGGCTTTGGTTGATGGCAACAACACCAGCATGGACACGCTCGGCAGGTAAGAATCCTAAAGGTGGATTGAACCAAAAAGGCCGCGATAGTTACAAACAAGGCACACTTAAAGCGCCTGTAAAGTCTGGTGACAATCCTCGCAGGGCTAGCTTTCTTGCACGCATGGCTGGCAACAAAGGTCCTGATAGAGACAGCGAGGGCAAGCCTACCAGAAAACTTCTTTCCCTTATGGCGTGGGGTGCGTCTAGTTCTGCTGATGCTAGAGCAAAAGCCGCCGCTATTTCTAAACGCAACAAAGCTAAAAAGGATAAAGCATAATGCCGAACGTAGCTGGTAAAAAATTTCCATATACCAAAGCTGGTAAAGCCGCCGCAAAAAAAGCGGCAAAAAAACAAACCGCTGCAAAGAAAAAGCCTGCTTCTTTAATGAAGCGTGAACCTGCGGCTGGCTCATACTCACGGGGGTATTAATTATGCAAGGACAAAGCCTAATTAAAAAAAAATCAAACCCTGTAAAAAAATCTCTACTTAAAAAAGTAGGGGGGCAAGGAATTAAAAACCTTGATGAAAATGACAATAAATTTTTGTCATTAGAGTATAACGGCAAACCTCTTTGGACAGCTCAAGAAAAAAGAATAATGAGGCGGTATGCCAAAAAAAATAAAGTAAGCCCAATGGAAGCTGGTCATAAATTAGGTTACTGGGAGTAAATTATAATGGCAGTCAACGCGGCTGGTAATTATACCAAACCTGCAATGCGTAAGGCGCTCTTTAATCGCATCAAAGCTAGTGATAAGGGCGGCAAAAAAGGTCAGTGGTCAGCAAGAAAAGCGCAAATGCTAGCCAAGGCTTATAAAGCAAAGGGAGGCGGTTATACTAGCTAATGTTAGCAGAACTTGCGGCAATCAACGGTGCTTTCGCAATCATAAAGCAAACTATTGCGAATGGGCGCGAACTCGCTGACGCAGGGTCAGCTATCAAAGATTTTGTTAGCGCAAAGGAAACCCTACAAGCGCGGCAACGCAAGAAGAAAGCTAGTGTATTTGGTAATGACTTTGAAGAATTTATGGCGCTTGAAAAAATCAAACAGCAAGAAGCAGAGCTTCAAAGCTGGATGCAGTTATATGGCAGGGCAGGCTTGTGGCCTGATTGGGTTAAGTATCAAGCACAAGCACGCAAACAACGGCAGTTAGATATCGCAGAGCGCAAAAGAAAACGTGAAGAACTAATCGAAACAATAGGCATATTCGCATTAATTTTAGTTTCGGGCTTATTAATCTTCGGAACATTATACTTTGTAGCGAGAAAAAAATTATGGCTTTAAAACCATCTCAAGCATCTTTGCGCAATTGGACTAAACAAAAATGGCGCACTAAATCTGGCAAGCCATCAACCCAAGGAAAAGATGCTACAGGTGAACGCTACCTTCCAGCCGCCGCAATCAAATCTCTTTCATCAGCAGAATATGCGGCATCAACAGCCGCCAAACGAAAAGCCATCAAAGCTGGTAAACAACATTCTCAGCAACCAAAATCAGTTGCAGAAAAAACAAAGGCACATCGCACATGAGTTTTTTGCATACCATCACCAAAGATGAACGCGCTCTTCTTCGCAACATTGTAAAGCGTGTACACCTTGCCTTCCATCCAGAGCAATTCCAAACCGACAGAGAGGCAGACAAAGTTATTGCTGTCATAGCGCCAGAGGTTGTAGAGCGCATGATTAAATTCGGTAAGGATCATAAAGTTGACAACATTTAAATACAAACCTGATGGTGACACGCTCAAAGCGTTTATGAAATCAGATGTATTCTTTCGTTTACTGCGTGGGCCTGTTGGTTCTGGTAAATCTGTTTGTTGTTGTGTTGAATTATTTAGACGCGCTCTTCAACAGAAAAAAGATAAGAATGGCATTCGCCGCTCACGATGGGCTGTTATTAGAAACACAAATCCCCAGCTTAAAACCACAACTATTAAAACATGGCTTGATTGGTTTCCCGAAGAAGAGTGGG